GAACAGTATAGACAGTGGTTAAAGTATTAGCAGTAAGGTTCAACCCTACCGTTACAGGACGAGCCATGCTGTTTACTTCTTCTTAGGCTTCTTAGCCATGCCAGCTTCTGACAGAGCAATCGCCACAGCTTGCTTTTGAGACTTAACAACAGGGCCATTCTTGCCACCGCTATGGAGAGTACCTGTCTTGTACTCGTGCATCACTTTACCAACTTTAGCCTGCTTACCAGCTTTTGTCTTAGGTTTAGTAGCCATGTTATCTATCCTTAATGAGAAATTTTTACTGTAATAGAACCAGATGTAAAAGCTGTTACGTTTACACGAATATGAGGAGGCGGATTTGTTAAAGTTACTAAAGCATCGGCAGTTAAAGCAGCTCCGATTGTCGCCCAATTACTATTATCTACAGATCCTTGAATAGCTACCGTTCCAAGAGTAATTCCAGTAATCTGAACATGAGCGGGGGTTATACCGTCTGATCCAACAGATTTAGAAGCGCCTGTTGAAGTAGCTGAGCTTAATAGTGTAGTAGTAGTCATAAATTCCTTTATTTTTACTTAAATACTCTATCAACGAAAAAGGTGACTAAAGCGCCTACAACAGAAGCGATAGTCATACCCATCCAGAAACCACCTTTAGACTTGTTTGCAAGCTCTAAAAGGCACTTAACGTCTTTACTTAAGCTATGTACTTCGTACTGAAGAGCCTCTACTTGGGCTTCTAGCTTACCAAACTCCCTTGCTGAGACTTCATCCATAATGTTTACTCAGCCTCTGTAGTAGTTGTTTCTGTCTTCTTGGGACGACCGGGCTTCTTAGGCTCTTCTGCAACCACAGGAGCTACTACTTCTTGTTCTTCAACACGGACGTAGTCAGGATGGTCTTTCATCGAGTCAATATCGACCTGATGGATAAAGGTAACTGTTTGCCCACTGAGGAGGCATTTGAATGTTGCTGACATGTGATTCACCTTAGTAGATAGGCCAAAGGAGACTCCGAAGAGTCCCCTTCAGTCTAGCTATTAAGCTGGAACAGCCAAAGCCACAGAAGCGTAGTCACGCAACTCGCCAACACCGTACAAAGTATCAGCAGTGAACAGAGTACCGAGGTATTCTTGTTTGTACTGAGTTTGTGAACGGATGCCAACTTGCTCAACCAGCACGTAAGCGTCTTTGTGACCCATCAAAGCGATGCGGTCAGTACCAGAAGTACCAGCAGCAGTGTCAGCGTTAGTAGACACGAACACTTGCACACCGTACACATCACCGATTTGACCGTTACGGATGGTGTTACCGCTACCTTGTTCGCCCACGAAAGCTTGTTCAGTGAAGCGAGCCAAGCCCATCAAAGTGTTACGGCTTGATGGAGGAACGATGAAGAAACGACCGTCCATAGGCACATCTTGGTCATCGAGACGTTGGATAGTGCGGCGGATAGCAGCGTCAGTCAAAGCAGCAGCGTTAGAGGTAGAGCTGTTGTACACAGTAGTACCGTTAGAGCCGATGAAAGCGTTGGTGCTAGTAGCAGAAGTAGCGTAGTCAGAAGTACCGACAACACCACCGTTAGAGATACGACCCAAACGGATCAAGTCAGTATCCACTTGCTTAGCCAAAGCGTAACCAGCGTCTTCAGTGTAGAACTGACGCAGGCTAGACAAAGCTTGAGCTTCAACGATGTCTTCGATCAAACGGCTATATTCATAGTGTTTGTTGATAGAGATGTCCACAACGCCTTCAGTTGCAGCGATCAATGTAACTTGAGTCGAAGCAGCCTTAGCAGATGCAGAGCCACGAGTAGGAGCGGGAATGTGAACAGTGTCGCCCTTCTTGCCTTTGAACGACATCTTCTTGATGAGGTTCGCAGCAACGAGGTTCTTCTTATAAGCAGCAACAATTTCATCACTCCAAATTTCTGGAATGAAGTTAGCTGCTGTAGTTACTGTTACGTGTGCGGTTCCGAGTGCCATTTTAAAAGTATCCTTTTATATAGATTAAGATTAAATTACTTGATCCGTCCTTCTGCGTACGCTGCCATGATCTCCGGTTGGAGAGCTTCGTAACGATCAGGATCGGACATTTTTAGCCGAATAAGGTCGGTGCGCCTATAGACTTTCTTAGATGATTCACCAGTGCCACCTACGTCCACAGTAGCAGCTTTCAGGCTATTCTGACGCGCCATATTATCTGCGGCAGCGACTTGCTTAGTCTGAACAGTCTTCAACTGTTTATAGGTAGACAACAATTCATCAGCACTGTCAAAATCAAATTCACCATCAGCTTTAGCGTAAAGGCTCATACGAACAGGTGATTGTTTCACCCACTCAGCAAAGCCAGCATCTTGTACGACCTCAACGAAGTCTGGATGCTTTTGCGATAGCTTCTGTTGAATCTGCATCTTCTTGAACTCTTGAGCAGCTTGTTTAGCAGCTACAACGTCAGGATGATTGTTAACAGTCTTCAGAATAGCTTTCTGGGGATCTTCAAAGAAGTCCACTTCAGGCTCTTCTACAACAGGTTTATTCGTAGAATTGAGGTTCTGCTTGATAAGGTCGTCAGCAAGTTTCCGTACTTCACCAACCTCTTGAGCTTGTTTACCAATTAGCTTTTCAGCCTCTTGGTGCATCTTGATGATTTCGTCTACACTTTTACCCTGATATTTCTCAGGAATGACAGACTTAACTTCCTCTTTAGCTGCTTCAACTTGCTCTTGTGCGGGAGCTTGATTGTTAGTATCTTCTACTTTGTCAAACTTATCCTGCGTCTCTTCTTCATTATCAATAAACATATTGCCCTCTTTCCTGCCACTGTAAAATAATGTGGTTCTAGGATATTTTTAAAATGAACCCGGTATTGCTACTTATGAGTTCTGCTTTACGCAAATTGCCGTTAAGCGTTTTGCTTCTTTTCGATAGCCATCTTTTCAGATCGCTTTCGCTCCCATGCGTCATAGGCTGTAGGAAAAGAGCCTGTAAAGCCCTCTAACTTCATGGAAGGTGCACTTATGATCTTCGTAGCTTCAGCTCCGCATTCCCTACAAAGTAGGTGCTGAGTATCTGGAGCAACTAAGGCCTCAGTGCGATGAGAATTAGTACAAAGAAATTCAAACATCCGAAGAGCCATTACAGCTCTCCTTCAGCTTGGATGTCTTCCCACGCCTTCTCGTATGACCCTTTCAGGCCATATAACCAGTTCAAAATATCCAGCTGTCCCCGACGAAAGTCTAAGTTGTGTGTTTCCGTGACAGCAGATAGTTTGTCGTAGCTATCCTTTACTCGAAGAATATCTTCCATCAAGTCCTTCCACCCTTGAGTGGACATCGTATTGAAAGCTTCTTCGTAAAATTTTTGTAGCTCTTGTGGAGCGTATAGTTCTTTATCCATACGGAGAACCTATTAGTTAATAAGAACGTAATGTATACTAATTTTTACGTCTTGTCAAGTACTTTTGTGTACTTTTTTGTATAATTTTACTGTGTATCCGCAGGCTCCGGCGTGTTGCCCTCTTCCAGCCACTTCAAATAGGCTTGGTAGTCTGTATTGGCGGGATCGAAGGGGATACAAGCGCCATCAGTTGTACGGATGACACAAACTGGGCCGCCACCAAATGTGTTGATTGTTGCTTTATACATTTATAGCTCCGAAGATGCGCTGATATACGCTGTTGAGCCGTTTCCGATTACAGCAATTCCGTAACCAGCGGTAAGCCCTGTAGAAGTAAAATCAACCCTAGAAGAATCATATGCCGCATACTGGTTAGAAATTGCGCTAATAGTTGCGCTACCACCAGCAAGCGCCACTAAAGGAGAACCTGATATTGCAAACGTAGGTAGCGCTCTCATAGCCACGGGATGTTTTAAGTACGTTACTGCAACTGTCGTGCTACTAGCGTAACCTGAGCCGACAGCTGAGTATGTACCTGTAGCTGACTGCCAGTAATACCGCTGACACAAAGCCAACTCAGTACCATACGGCCGCAAGTCAAACGATGTGGCTGTTGAGCCTTTTTCTAGTTGAACGCCTGTGATGTAGAAGGTGGCTCCAGATGTTGCTACCAATTGTGTCGAACCAGAAGCAGCGCGATAGTCAGCCGCCGCCCAAGAACCTGAAGTGCCTTGGTATGTAGCGCCAGACCCTAAGTCAAGGAACAAGTTAATCCCAGTTGAGTTATCAGTCGCCCAAGTTCCTGTGGTATCTCCAGCAATGGTTACGGTTTTTTGCTCCCACGTATTGGCAACGCTGATTGTGTATGTAAACGGGTACGATCTATTCACAGATGCGTTACCCACAGCGCCGCCAAAAGTTCCTGTGAGGCTCGACCGCACCCAGAAAGAAAGCGTCACTGCTTTCGCGTTTAAAGAACCCCACCCAAAATCGGCGATGCTAAAACCTTCAATTGACTGAATAAGATAGTTGATCTGCCCTGTTGTAGGCGCAGCGCCTGTACCAATAGTTACAACCACGCTATTTGTAAAACCTGCTGGGGCTGTAGTAGATCGCTGTGCAGTACTTCCACTGCCTGATTGAGTTCTAACGTAAAACCTATCTACAGGGTACGCAGGCGTAGAACTCAAGTTAACACTAGCCCCCGCATTACGCTGGTCAATCATCATCGCACCATTGATGATGCGATTTTTGAAGCCAGTATAGTTTTTACCTAGTTCAGTCACAGAACCACTAGCGTTTTTAGTAAAGATAGTTTTATCTGTTACATTAATAGCTAATTCACCTTGAACGAGATCACTAGAGGTAGGAATAGCTCCTGCCGTACTAGAGTTCTTAATTTTAATAGTTGCTGTCATAAATCATAGTTTCCTTAGTAAGTGCCACCGTCAATAGTTCCTGATAGTTTAGAAGCGTCTAAAGTAGACGAAGAAGTTAAATAACCGTATGTTGCATGATTCCCCCATCCGTAAGCAGTATCAGCTTTAGTTCCTTGAGCAGCAGTTGCATAATCCGTGGAAGCAGTCGTTGCAGCAGTCCCCAATCCCAAATTAGTTCTAGCTCCTGACGCTGTTGTAGATCCTGTACCACCGTTAGCGATAGCAACAGTTCCAGTTACGTTAGAAGCTGTACCTGTCGTATTTTGGTTTAAAGTTGGAATATCAGCTGCAACTAACGCACGGAAAGAAGCAGTGCCTGCTAAGCCATTAGGAGCTGCGTAAACGTAATTAGCTGTCTGAGTTCCTGATAAACCAGCCGCTGTACCTGTAGTGTTCTGGTTTAGCGTTGGAAAGCTTATGAGGCTTGCTGCACTACCGTTAGGAGCTAATACATCAGTACCGATAACTAACCCTAAATTAGTACGTGCTCCAGCAGCTGTGGAAGCTCCTGTACCGCCATCTGCAACAGCTAAGTCTGTAATACCAGCAATAGAACCACCAGTAATGTTTACGTTATTAGCTGCTTGAGTGGCAATAGTACCAAGACCTGAAATATCAGAAGTTGATAAGGTTACAGCGCCAGTACGACCAGCCACAGAAGTAACTGCATCAGTAGGCGTCAATAATTCTTGCCAATTAGCCAACGTAGAAGCTGGAGAGGCTGTAAGAATGAATGACTTATTAAGGTCAGTACGTACAGCAACATCGCCTGTCTCAGCAGTCAAAGCAAGCATGGTAGCTTGACTATTTACAACAAAAGTGTCTGTAATTGCAATCGAAGGAAGCTGTGATGACGGGATCTTACCGCCTGAATCCAAGGTAGCTACTCCATTAGCACTGCCTGCTGTCAAAGTAGCAGCTGATCCCAAACCTAAGTTAGAACGAGCTGCTGTGGCATTAGCAAGATCAGACAAATTATTAGCACGATAAGCATAAGTAGTGTCTGAACCAGTTGCTGTAACGCCCAAAGACGTACGTCCTGTGGAGGCCACTAATCCAGTAGCCCCTCCGTCCCATTTATTGCGATCCGTATAAGCTGTATCCCAATTAGTCTGACTAGCTGTAGTAGGGATAGCATATCCAGTGGTCATCGACAAAGCCAATGTACCAGAGGATGTCACAGGAGATCCTGTAACGGACAATCCTGTTGGAACTGTCATGCCTACAGATGTTACAGTACCTGTATTAGAGGTGTAACCTGAAGGATTAGACGAAGGATAGGCCCCTAGTGCAGTCAACGCAGCGCTGGCTGTTGTTGCACCTGTTCCACCATTGGCAACCGCTACAGTACCAGTTACATTAGAGGATGTTCCTGTAGTGTTCTGATTCAGTGTAGGAATATCCGAAGCAACAAGCGCTCTAAATGTCGGAGCACCAGCAACACCGTTAGGAGCAGCCAACACGTAATTAGCTGTTTTAGATGCAAACGGGTTTTGTGTGTCTCCATACCCTGAAGCTAAACCAATAGCAGGAGTAGCTCCACCACTAGAAGTAACAGGAGATGTTCCTGTGACTGAAGTTACAGTACCGTTACCTTTATTGTTAAAGGTTGTCCAATCAGCTGCACTCAAAGCTCCTCGATTGGTGGCAGATGCTGTAGGAATATTCAAAGTGATTACAGGAGTTGTAGTTCCTGTAGCCACGGTAGAAGAAACATCCGTGCCTGTCGTCCCTAACGTCAAAGCAGCTACAGAAGTTACTGTTCCAGTGTTGCTTGTGTAGCCACTTGGGTTTGACGCAGCGTAAGCTCCTAAGTTAGTTAAAGCAGCCGAAGCAGTCGTTGCTCCTGTGCCGCCGTTGGAAACTGCTAAAGTACCAGCCAAGGAGATAGTTCCGGAGCTTGTTACAGGGCCACCAGAAGTTGTTAAACCAGTAGTTCCACCTGAAACAGCTACAGAGGTTACAGTTCCTGTATTGCTTGTATAACCATTAGGATTCGTTGAATTATAAGGTGTGTATCCTAAAGCTGTGGTTACATTAGCGCTTGTAATACTCTGGAGTGCTGTATCAGCTTTAGCCCCCTGTGCAGCAGTAGCGTAGTCAGTTGCAGCAGTTGTCGCAGCAGTGCCTAAACCAAGAGAGGTACGTCCTGTCGCAGCGACTAAGCCTGTTGCACCGCCGTCCCACTTATTTCTGTCAGTATACGCAGTATTCCAGTTGGATGCGTTGTTAGTAGTTGTATACCAACTAGAAGCAGTGTAAATAGGATCAGACTCTGAACCTGTACTGGACACTGTAGCCCAAGAAGCTGTAGTTCCGTTAGTTGTTAAATATTTTCCCGCATTTCCAGTTTGAGAAGGAAGAGCTTGAAAATTATTTATCTGTGTCTGTAAATCAGTAATCGCATCTAATACGTACTGAGATGTACCTCCACCGTTACCAATAACTCTTATCTTCTCAGCTGTGTCTAAAGGAAGCACATCGCCAGCGTTGATTTCAGTACCATCAGTCAATGTAATGACTAAAGAACCATCAAAGTCAACTTTAGCGTCAGCAACGCCTACGCCTCGCTCACCAGCTTCCCCATCTTTGCCATCTTTACCATCAATTCCGTCTTTACCGTTAGCCCCATCAAAACCACGATCACCTTGTTCCCCTTTAGGGCCTTGGATGCCTTGTTCTCCTTTAGGCCCTTCAAGTTTCTTGACGTTTAAGACTGTTTCAGCAAGTCTAACCAGCTCCTTATCCAATAAAAGAGCTAACGCAGCTACTTTAGCCTCCGTAGAGGCGTCAGAGATTGCTACTTCTTTAAATTTCATTGCTGCTTAAGGATATTTTTAAGAAATTCAGAGTCGTTTTGCTTAGCAGCGTGTTTAGCAGCTGTTTGCATCTCAACAACCTTCAACTTATTCTCAATGTCTTTTTCTTTCAACATCAAGTCAGCAATTTTAACACGTTTTTCAAACTCTTGTGAAGCTAAAGCATCATTATTTGGAAGATTTTGTGTTGTAGAGGCGATAATCTTAGCTTCAACCTCTTTAGGCTTCAACTGAGCATCAATCATGGCGCTCATAGCCTCAGCTTCGTTACGCTTAGCTTGTGTTTCAGCCATTGCAATCTGAGCTTGAGCTGCTTGGAGCTGCAACTGAGCCTGCGCTTGAGCCATTTGAGCCTGTTGTGGATCAGGTTGTGACATCTTCTCCAACTCAACCATCAATTCACCACGGTTACTCAACGAGCTATTCTGGATAATGCCCTTCAAGATAACAGGCAACACAGGAGTGTTAGGGCCAAGAGTCTGCAACAGAGCGATAAACTGCTGTTGTTCGTACTCACGGGCCATGATGCCCAACGTAGCTGTAGGAATGAAGTTCATATCAACTGAGGGATAACGCTCAGGATCGAACTGCATGAAGCGGAAAGCAGCCTTCTTGATAAAAGGCATCAGGAAGTCTTCTTGGAAGTTAGTTAAGGTACGCTTGTACTTCTTGATGATAGAAGCTACAGCCATCGAAATACCGCCTTGACCTGCGTCACGAGACACAGATGACACCATGCCTTGAGAGTCAAGAGTACCTGTAGCTTGGAGAAGCATACGCTCAAACTCTTTAGAGGTAGCTAAGTTAGCTGTACCTGTCTGACCAAACGTGAACGGATACAAGATCTCTTGAGGAGCACCGTTAGTGAGGATAGCCTTACCGGGTTTAACTTCGAACTTAGCACCACGAGGGAGACGAGTAGCGTCCATAGCGATCATGGGCGCTGTAGTCAAGGCAAGAGAGTCCAAATGGCTACGCACCTGAGCGTCAATAGCCTTTTGCATGTTGTATGCCTTCTCAATCGTTCCACGGCCCAGAAGACGGTTAGGAACTGTGTCATCTTGATACAAGACAACAGGACGATCTTTCATCATGTAAGGATTCTCTTCAGCCTTCAACAGCATAGAATCATTACCGATAACGACAATAGCCTCCACCAAGTCAGCGTAGTCATCAGCTGAGGAGTCTTCAGGGAACAAGTCAACAACTTCAGCGTCATTGTTCTCCAGCTGCATCAAGTACTCACGAGGAACCAAACCGTAGTAAGTCAAGAGCTTAACCTTGTCGTCCTTAAACTGAGTGGACTCTTGAGTAGCTTCAAGGGAATCCTCGGAATACATAGGGCCAATGTTGACCTTACGGTAGATACCGTCTTCCATGCCTTTGACAACCTTGTGCATGGATACGTACTTCTCAATAGCAACACCCATACATTCCTCAACTGAGGTTCCGTTAGGGTCAAACAAGAAATTCTTAGGGTTAACAGGGATGATCTTGACTGCTGTACGTTTAACTTCCTCTACGCCAATAGCAGCTTGACCTTGTACGCCGGGGATAGCCTTAGTAGCAGGACGATACTCAATCTCTTCCTTCACCACGATCTCACCGATACCTGTACCGTAGATCTCAGCCATCAATTCAATCTGGTCGATGCTTTTACGGATCTTGTCTTTGGAGAAATCCTCCATCAACTGTTCCTTGAGCAACTCAACGTCAATGGCATTACCGTTCACATCTTGGAGATCATCCTCGATGTCGAAGAAGTCACCTTGACCAAAGATAGCTTCCATGATCTCAGCGTGACGAGTCTCAACTGCCTGCTGTGTAGCAGGAGATACCAAACGAGAACGCTCAGATTCACGAGTTTTGTCCTCATTAGCCCACTGACCACGGAAGATACGCTCATACTCTTCCCAAGAATCAAGGAAGTTAGTATCGCGGTAATCACGCCAACGATCACAGTGGTCAACCACGAACTGAGTTAACTCTTTGTCTGACTCAGTAGGCTCTTCCCATTTAGTGCCTTCGTTATAAGACGTGCTGTCGTTGTCCATATTTTCCATGTATTTCCTTAATCTTCCGTAGAGTCTTTAAAGGGGTTCTCATCAACCTCTTGTTTAGAGCTAGTAATAGGCCCGCCTACAAGCCATGCGCTACAAGTACGATCAGCTGCACATTTAAAGTCAAATAGTTCACAGTAGCCTAGCTTAGCGCTATCCATCACATCTTGAGCGTAACTATCCTTTTCAGCGTCAATCCCGTTATGAATACACTGAAGCATCTCAGGTGTCTGAATAAAAGCTGAGCAGTTACCACAGCGCATTGATTTAGCTTGGCTTAGGCTAGTTTGCCACTCATCTGCCTTCTTACTCCAGAAAGCACCATTGGATAGCTCTGGATTAGCAGGGCCGTAACCGTACTGTTTAAAAGCTTTATCCCTATGAGCTAGGTTAACTTTTATGTCGTGAGTCGCTACTGGGCAGATGTATTTCATAATTTAACGGAATATACACTAAAAGGTTTACTTTGTCAAGTTTTATTTAAAATCCAGATAATGAATCAAGGGGTTCCCAGTCGTCATCCTCATACTCCTGCTGGTAGCTAGACACAGCAAGTTGATCGACGTAAGCAAGGGAGTCAATCAAGTCATCGTGTACCCCTGAAGTAGGGAACATCAGGTATTGATCCTTAAACTCTTTCCAGCTTACATCCTCATTCAAGGTAATACGACCATGTTCAAACCTACCTTGCAATGCCCAAACAACCCTATCTGTCTTCTTCTTGTTCCCATGCGTGAGGTCTTGGATGTGACAGTACACATTGTTCTTCCTCATCAAGTCCTCTAGGTAGTGCATAACAGCATTCTTCAAGGCTCCACGCTCAATACCAACAGCGATAGGTCTATGTTCCTTCACAGCTAAGAGAATCTTAGTAGCAGTCTCTTTAATATCCCAACGCCCGTGGATGATGTCCTTAACCCACCAATCTCCATTGTCTAAGATCTTACAGACAGTGATAGCTGATTCATCTAAACGCTTCTTAGAAGCCCCTGCTGACTTAGCTACATCCTCAAAACCAGCTAAGTCGATAGCTATGACGTACTCTCCGTACTGAGGCTCTTCAATGTACTTTAACCACTCTTCTTTAAATAAATCAGAACCAGCTGTATCGAAAGAAGACAAGTATTCCTGCTTAAAGGCAAAGGAGCTTAGAGTTCTCTCAGCAGCTTCAATTTCCTTAGGATCAATAGTCTCATTGTCCTTGGTTGTGAAGTGCCATGAACCCCACTCCTCATCTTGTTCTTCTTGACCTAAGTTAAAGACATCGTAGAACCAGTTACGTCCACTAGGGGTAGAAATGAATAAAGCTCTACCTTTCTTGTCAGACAGAGAAGCTCGGATGATCTTCTGCCATACATCTTCCTTGATAAAGGCACATTCGTCTAGAACCACATAGGTAAGAGAAACACCCCGTAGAGAATCAGGGTTATCAGCACCTCTAACCAGAATCTTCCTACCGTTGACAAGGGTGATCTCCAAGTTGTTCACGTGAGCAGACTTGATGACAGGCCTACCTAAGTCATTCAGTAAGTCCCACATAATAGTCCTAGCTTGACCGAGGGTAGGAGCAATATACATCACTGCTGACCCTTCAGGACAGTTCAGACCCTCAATGAGTAACGATACTGCTGATAGTCTAGACTTACCACATCGACGCCCTGCTGCTACTACCTTAAAGCGATGAGTATCCTTAAAGACCTCTTGCTGCCATTTCAGGAGTTCAAAGTTGAGACTAGTCATTATTCGATATCTTTAATCTGGACATCAGAGACATCAACTTCGATATTATCTTGCTCAATAATAGCACTAGCTTGGTTAAGACCCATAATGTTAATGCTAATAGCAGGAGCACTATTGCCTTGCTTTGCTTGCTCGAATGCACTTACTGGGACTACCCTATCAATAACTAGCTTCCACGCTACAGCTTGGTTCTTATGATTATCATCCAGTGCAGCATTAAGGATAGTCTCTAAGACCTTAGCTGACTTAGGTGAGTTAAGCATCCTAGCTTTGTACTCATCCATAATAGCCTTATCACCGGGAGGTCTACCAATGACTCCTCTGTTCTTAGGCTTCTTAGCTACTATCTCACCCTTCTTAGGTCTACCTCTACCGCGAGGCTTTAATGGATCTTTTATTTGTTGTTGTTGTTCAGTATCAGCCATGTTTACCCTTTCTTTAGGACATGGAATAAGCGAGAGACTATAAAGTATCTCTATAATTTAACTTTTATGTACAAGAATCTAAATGAAGTATATACACTACGTTATACTACTTTACTTACCTCTTGTGTACAGATTAGGAGAAACTAAGGAAGTAGAGCTTTGTTGTCTACTCCTAAGAAACTTCCCGTATTAACTAAGTAGCCCGTCTACAAAGTTTTCATTTGAGTTCTTGGAAGGATAACCTTCATAGATCATTGTACATGTCTTTTCTGATTTGTCAAGTACTTTCTAACATTTATTTACTTTATAGTCACATAGGTGACACATCCTTACTTCATAGACCTCTTGTGTCCACTTTCATAGCCACTCAAGAGCCTCTATGACAGCCTCTTGTGCGCAGATTTACTCCTATGATCTAACCTGTCCCTAATTATTATGTTAAGTTCTATGATTTCATTAGACTTTTTAGTTCTATTTAGTCTTTTCTTAAATATTCTTTTTTGTATGCTTTATAGGCTCCCACAAAAGTAATCACCACAGCCTACCCCCTCCCCCCTATCAAGTTACTCACAAGTTATCCACAGGCTAAAGAGTTACTCATAAGTTATCCACAGGTTACTCACAGGTATGGATGTGTAGGGCTATGTAGGTGCCTATAACGTAACCTAAATAGTTAGACAATCTAGTTCACTAACATGTTAACAATCATGCACCAATATAGTGATAATCTATCCACAGGTTATTCATATTAGTGCATCCATGCACCTAATCAGTGCTTACATTGCTTACAGTGTACAGTTTAGATAGTACAGTGTATCTTATAAGTAGTTAGTAAGTAGTACATCATAGCTGGCATAGTCTGTGCATAGTAATAAACATCCAAGGCACGGAGCCGAGGTATCAATAACTTTCCAAGTCGTGACTATGTCACATAGATCGGAGTATTTAAAATGTTCATTCATAACGACAAAACAAACGTAAGCTTTATCGCTCATACAGTATACGATCGTACTGGTGGCTATGCTGCCGTAGTGTCTAAACGTATCGGTAATAATCAAAAGTCAATTAGCCGTGTTGTATATCCTACCCGCTCTAAAGCATATTACAATGCAGTGAAGCTCTGTAAAGTCTACGCAGCTAATCACGCATACATAAACTAATCAACCTATAAGGGAAACTACCATGACAAACTTATCAGCTATTCAAGACCATATCGAAGCCTCAGCGCCTTGTTCTCTGTTCAGCGTAGCTGTATGGGCTGATGAACAACTAGAGCTAACTCATGTAGGGCTTATTGCAATACTGGATACTCTAGCTTCAGCGGGTACAATCGAACTGTCTAGCGATGGTTCAGGCATTACAATCGACCTAATCTAATCAACCATCAACAAATAAGGGTAAACATCATGCAATACAACAAACTTCTAGATCAAGCCCATCAGTTAGCTCTAAAGGCTAAACCATGGATTCTCAAGCATGAAGACGCTACATACACGGCGGTGTACTCTATGTCTCAATCAGTTTATGAGGTGTTCAAGGATGGGGAGTTTTATCTCAATATCAACATGAAGTCACCTACCAAAGCAAAAGCATTCTTGCAACATTATCTGACACATTAAGGAATCACTACCATGAACACTCACGACTTTATAGACCGCTTTGTCATCCCTGCATTGGGCTTTGTAGCCCTCATTGTGGTATGGCTTACCGCATAGTATAGAATCTAGACTGTAGGGGCTTTAATCGGCTCCTATGGCCTAGAATGTTCTAGGGTTATAAACTTGTTCAGGAGTAACACACTATGTCTAAACCATCTACATTCAAACAATGGATGTCTTCACAATACGATCAAGACGAACTGCGAGAGATAGCCTATCACGGGTGTGAATCAGGATGTGCAGGGGGTTTGATCTATTACTCGGAAACCTGCGCCTTATACGATCAATACGCAGAAGAACTACACGAACAACTAGGCAACTATTTAGACCAAACAGGCGAGCAACTGCCTAGCTACATCTCAGGACATATTGGCAACCTGACAGGCTTTAAAAACGCTGTAGTATGGTTTGTTGCTGAAATGTACGCACAGGAAATGACTAACGAAGAAGAAATGGAAGGTTAAACCATGTTCAAAGTCATTGAAAAAGCTAATCCATTAGCGGTGCATTGTCTCTGTGACACGTTAGAGCGTGCCCAGTATTGGATTGACGTTAAAGCCGTGGAATACTGTCTAAAAGGGTATTTCATGGATAAAACACTCACGCCTGAATCATTTACCATTAAGGAAGGTTAAAACATGCCTGAAACGCCCTTAAAAATGCTACAAGCGGGTGCTGTTGTGCCCGTAACAGTTGAAACAGTACGAGATATGAGCAATGTTGCAAAGTATTATTTCGATGAATACTGGGACTTACTGGAATGTGTACGTAATGCTATTGACGCAGGGGACTGGATTGTTGACGGAGCATGTGACCCTGAGCGACACCTGAGCAAGTACGTTAAACGAACCGATAAAGGAGATTTTTAAAATGTCAAACGATAGATTGAAACAATTAGAAGCGGAATTGTTAGCTTGCTTTAACGAGCAACAACAGGATGAAGGATTCACTGTCTCAGATGATAGTGACGAAATTTATCAAGCAAAGGACGGCAATGACCCGCTTTTTAGGTATTGGGTGTCTGATTGTCGTTTAAGCGAAGCAATTGAGTACTTAGAGATTTTGGAAGGGTTACCATGCTAAACAATAAAGATTTTCTAGACCTTGAGCGTAGATTATGGCGTGAAGGTAACCCATTGACTGATGAACTCACCAGTACACGTGATGAATTGATCTATCTACTCAAAGAGGCTCAAATAGTAATGGAAAAGTACTCACCAGTACTGTCTACATTGTCTAACGCTGACGATCTTGACTTCTATCGTGAATGGGATAACTTTGGGGATACTTTGGACAATTTAGACTATGCTCTAGGTGAGGATGTATCATGAGGCGCTGCACTAAATGTAATTCACCTAATTGGGATTATGCTTGCGTGGGGATGCCTTACGCTATCCTATGCACTGATTGTGGAAATGTTTACAACGGGAAAGGGGAACCTATGAAAAAAGAATTTGAGGTCTACATTGAAGACTTCAATGGGAACATGTATGACCAATACACCATTGAAGCAGAATCGGAGAATGAAGCCTACGACAAAGCCTATGAGGCTATAGGCTGGAAGGCTATGGAAGTACACGTAACGGAGGTTAAACAATGACGTATGAAGAACAACAAGCCTTTATTGAGGCTTATGACGAAAATGTAGGCATGTACTCTAAAATGGAAGTTGAACGTATTGTAGAGGGTTATTTCAATGCGGAAGACGTTTCAGACAATGAAGGCTTTGAGCATGTTCTAGATTGTCTAATGATTTGGATGAAGGCTACAGTTTATCAAATGAAGAAGGATATGTCTAAATGATAATGATTCTCATTTGTCTCTTTTGTGTTGACTTAATCTTGGAGCATGACCTATGGTGAACAACGTATGGCCTTTCCCTTCTCATCCGCCTATCCCTTGGACACCTGAACAGGTTAAAGAGTATGAACGACAACAGCGACAACGTATCCCTGATGCGCCAATGGTGCTAGGAAGCGTTTAAACCATGCTAGAAGCCTTTAAAACCATCAACACCATACACGGAGAAGGGTAGGAACGGAAAATTCATTGTAGAGCTTGCGATAAACTCTTAAGCGAGTA